GTGCCTGATTTAAATTATGCACCACGAGTAAATGCAGATAGTTTATTCTCAAGTAAAAGTGGTAGAAGTTTTAGATTAATGGATGATGTTAATTTTAAATTCTCATCAAGTTATGATTCTCGTACAGAAGAGATATCTAAATTTGATGGTGAAACACCAACACATTTTAAATTAACAAAACAAGCAATATTAGAAAGTGGTGAAAAGACAACAGAAACTTTTACATTTGGTACTGCTAAAAAGTTTGATAAAATTATGTTAGCAAAAAAGAATGTTATAGAAGTTACTTCTTGTGTTGATGATGATGGTAATACTTGGTATCAAGTTCCTTTCTTAGCACAAGATACAGTATTTCAAGATATAGAAAATACTGCTGATGCAACACCAGATTCTTCTAATAATTTAAATGCAGCACCTTTCTTATTAAAGTTAGTTAAAACTGCAAATAGATTTACTACATATGTTCGTAGTGATGGAAAAACAGAATTAAGATTTGGAGCAGGAATCAGTACTAATGCAGATGAAGAAATTATACCTAATCCAGATAATGTTGGTAGTTCACTTTCTACAGGTTTATCTAAACTTGATTCATCATTTGACCCAAGTAACTTTTTAAAAACAAAAACATTTGGACAGGCACCAGGTAATATTTCTTTAACAGTAACTTATACACATGGTGGTAGTAATGATGATAATGTGGTGAGTGGAGAATTATCACAAACAAATAGTATATCATTTACTTTAAATGAAACTGGTTTAACTGCAAGTGATGTAAAGGATACAAAAGATAGTCTTGTTATTACTAATTCAGACCCTGCAACAGGTGGAGCAGATGGTGAAACACCAGAACAAGTAAGACAAAATGCATTAGCATATTTTAACTCACAAAACAGAGCAGTTACAAAAGAAGATTATGTAACTCGTGTTTATTCTTTACCACAAAAATATGGTGCAGTTGCAAAAGTATTTATCGTACAAGATGAACAATTAGAATTAAATACTAAAATGTATATAAAGAATGGTAAGTTGGTAAAACAACCAGGTGGAAATGCAATACCTAATCCAATGGCATTGAATCTATATACATTAGGATATAATGCAAACAAACAATTAGTTCCTTTAAATGAAGTTGTTAAGAAAAATCTTAAAACTTATTTATCACAATACAGAATATTAACAGATGCAATTAATATTAAAGATGCATACATTGTAAATATTGCTGTAAGATTTAGTATAATTACACAAAGAGGATTTAATAAAAATGAAGTGTTATTAAAATGTATTGATGCAGTTAATAAACATTTCGATACAGATAACTGGCAAGTAGGTCAACCAATTATTTTGGGTGATATTGCTTATAAGATTTCTTTAGTGGATGGTGTAGCAAGTGTGATACCACCTGAAGATAATAATCCACAAAAACAAATAGTTGTAGTTGAGAATAAATTTAAAAGCTCTGAGGGATATAGTGGAAATGTATATGACATTCAAGCAGCAACAAGAGATGGTGTTATCTACACTTCACTTGACCCAAGTATCTTTGAACTAAAATACTCTAACACCGATATTGAGGGTAGAGTAGTAGGGAATGTATAATGTATTATTTTGAATATCCAACAACAGATACCACTTTATTTGAGGGTGGTGTAACATCATCAATAAATGCAGGTCATGATGAAATACTTGAAGTTAGAAAGAATATGAATTCTAGCGGAACAACAATTTCAGTATCTCGTATCTTGATGAAATTCGATTATAGTTATATTTCATCATCAGTACAAAGTGGTGTAATACCAAGTGATGCAAAATATTATTTAAATCTATATGATGCAAGTTCTGAAGAATTAGCTTCTGAAGACACATTATTTGCATATATGATTAGTGGTAGTTGGAATGGTGGTACAGGTAAGTTAGATAGTAATCCAGCAATAAGTGATGGAGCAAGTTGGAAGTATCGTGATAATGATACAGCAAAAACCGAATGGGTTGGTGATAGTTTAACTCAAGGTGGAACTTGGTTTACATCAAGTTTAGGTGCGGCATATGAAGTTAGTTCATCATTTAATTTAACATACGAAACAAGTGATATTAGAATGGATGTTACTGATTTGGTTAAGAATCAAATTTATAGTGGTTCAACATATCCAAATCAAGGATTTATTATCAAGAGATTAAACACACCAACATCATCAAGTAGATTTAGTACCTTTGACCCAACAACCGCTACAGGTTCTGCAGAAAGAGATACAACTGTTTTAGGACACTTAAAGTTTTTCTCAAGAGAAACACATACAATCTTTCCACCTAAGTTAGAAGTTGAGTGGGATGATTCAAGTTGGAGTACAGGTAGTTTATCAGCATTAAGTTCTACAGATTTAGATAGGTTAAAGATTTATTTTAATAATTTAAAACCAGAATATAAGGAAAAATCAAAAGTAAAATTCAGATTTACTGGTCGTGAACTATATCCTACTCGTGGGTTTGATACAACACCAGCAGCATTGACTGTTAAGTATCTACCAAGTGGTAGTCAAGCAATGGGACAAGGAACTTACTATTCAATTGTAGATGCATCAAGTGAAGATGTTATCGTACCATTTGGAACAGGTTCAATTGTTAGTTGTGATTCTACAGGTAATTATTTTAATGTTTGGATGGATGGATTTCAACCAGAACGATTCTATCGATTCCAAATTAAAGTAGTGAGTGGAAGTGGTGTAGACCAAACATCAATGATATATGATGATGATTATACATTCAAAGTAGTGAGGTAATAAATGCCATTCATCTTAAAAAGAGCAGCTCGTAAAAAAAGTAGATTTTATAGAAACATTCTTGATGCGAATGAAACAGAACAAATACGCGTTGCACAAAAAGAATTAAAAAGAATGCAAGTATCTGGTTCTAATTTAGAGGGAACCAAACCGATACGAGATGAGAATGGTACATTACTTTCTTATCAGAGTCCTTTTGATAAAACAAAATCAATTGATGAACCATATCAATATGTAAGGTTACAGATGAGTCAAAAATCAAGTAATACTGAAAATGTGTTAAAATTTTTTGGTGAAGAATTAGATTTTTCAAGTATTTATCCTGAAGAATCATTTGAGGAAGAGGGTGAGGATATCGAATCACTAAAAGCAAGATTGACCGCAGAGATAAATAAAAATAAAGAATTGAATGATGGGTTAGTGGATTCAATAAATAAATTAAATAATAAAGTTGCAGATATGAATAATACAGCTAGAGGCACACAATTACAGAAGACAGGTAGTATATTATCAATTCCTATACTTGGTGGTGTGTTAAAAGGTGGTGGTAAATTAGCAAGAAAAATATCAAAATGGTTCGGTGGATAATATGTTAAATTTTGGATTAAAAGGTAAAGATAAATTACAATTAGAGGGTACAGATACTTTCTACACTGGTTGGGGTAGAGATAATGGTGATTATATCCATCTATACATTTATGATTTAGAAGATAATCTATTACAAGATGAAATCTTAACCACTGCAGATGTTACTATCTCAAGTGAAAATACAGTTGATATGGATGTAGGACAACATCTTAGAGAACTTGGTTATACAGATGGTGAATATAAAGTATCATATTTATTTTTAAGAAAAACTGCAGGAGATTCTAAAAGAACTGTATTGTTAAATCAAGAAGGTTATATTCATGTTGGTAAAACCACTACTCGTAAAGTAAATGGAAAAACAAAATTCTTTACAAACAAAGGAACTAAGGGTGAAAGAAATCAAACTGAGTTAACATTAAAAGAATTAAAATATGCAATAAAAGAAATATCACCTGATAGAAAAGAAGTAAAGGTTGATTTACAAAAAATAAATAATGTTCCTTATATAAAAAACTTTAAATCTATAAATAAAGATATGGTGTACACACCAAAAAAGAATGTTCCTAATGCAGGACAAATTAGATTTGATTTAACAGACCCAAATATATTGATATTTACTGCAGGTAATAAAGAAAGAGGGTTTACAGATTCTATGGTGGGTGGTGAACTTGTTATTAAAGGTATGTACACATATACAAAAGTAGAGTTTCCACCAACACCACCGCCACCACCAAGACCATTACCATTAAAAGAAAAGAAAGCAATTAAAAAAACATTACTTAGAAAAAAACCATTGCCAGTAAGAGAAGAACTTACAGAAGTTGTGGATGCACCAGATAATGATTATGAAGATATAAGAGGTTTTGATGATTATGGTAGTGTTTGTTTTGTTGGTGATACAAAAGTAAAGTTAACTAATAATCGTTCCATACCAATTAAGATGATGAAACCTGGTATGAAAGTTAAAACTCAACAAGGGTATGCAAAAGTATTAAAGGTTATAAAAGATAATAGACCATACGGAGATAAGTTAGTACGATTTGGTAAACTAATCACTACAGACCACCATCCAATAATGTATCGTGGTAAGTGGTATATGGCAAATGAAATAGGTACAGAATTTATGTCAGACCCAACAGATGTTTGGAACTTAGTATTAGATAAACATCACACTATATATGCTGATAATGTAGTTAGTGCTACACTTGGTAAATGGAGAAGTATGGAACACTTCTTACATCAGAGAAACCATCGTATCAATATGTTAAGATTAGCAGAAGATGTTGAGGGTGAAGGCTTCGGTGGTGGAGGAGGCGGTAGTAGTAATATCGGTAGTGGAGAATCAAGTTCGGAAACAAACACACCTGGAGTAACTTCAGAAAATGAATATATTGTTAATGAACCTATGGTTGCAGTAACAAGAGAGATTGTTGATAGTCTTAGATTTGAACCAGGTGAAGTAGATGAAATAGAAGATGAAATTGTAAGAGAAGAATTAGTAAAACCTGAACCAGACCCAGAACCAATTCCACCTAAACCAATTTATACTGATGTACCAATTGATTTTACTGCAAAGATTGTAGAGGTATTAGATTTTAATAGAGTTCGTGTTGATACCACATATGAACAAGGTGCAGCAAATGCAGAACATAGTGGTGAAGATTTAGGTACTAAAATATTTGATGAGTTTTATGTAAACTACAGAAAGAATAAAGTTTCAAGGTTAAACAATTATATGGTTAGTGATAAAGGATATCACTTAGTTATTAATTTAATTGATGCACCAAAGTTTACTCAAGATAAAGATGATATCAGACAACTATCTGATAAAGATACAAGATTTATAAAACTATATGAACCTTTACCAGATGATTTAGAAAAGGGTGATTTAGTTAATTTCGTTGAAGAAAAATTAGAACCATATCAAGATAGAGTAAAGTTAGTACCATTTAAAGATGATGAAGAAGATTATTTATTTTTAAGAGTTCCTAATTTAAATTCTACAGAAAATCCTATAGAATTCTCAGGTACTAATTTTCAAAACAGAACTGATTTAGTTGGTAGTGATACTACTGTAAAAGAGGATATTGCAAATTCAGTTTTCTCAAGTAGTTTATTACCAGTACAATTGAATATTGATTATCAAAAACGAACTAATAAAATTGATGAGTTTACTTCAGATTTTGGTTTTGGTAACTTTGTACAATTTAGTTCTGCAGAATTAAGATTAAAAAACTTTAAAAAGAAAATTGAATTAGTAGAACATTATACAAGTGCAAGTTTAGTCTTAACCGATGTAACTGGTTCTTCTGTTACTAAAAATATTTTAGATACTAAGAAACGACAAGTGATAAATTCATTTGACCCATATGAAAATTTCTTATATACAGCTTCATCAAGTTATGCATCAAGTTCAGTAGGTGAATTTTATGATGCATCATGGCCTAAAGAAAATTCAACATCACCATATACATTAGTACATACAAGTGGAAGTGAATTTACTTCATGGTATAATACTTGGACAGGATATGCAAAAAATTACGATAGAGATAATATGGATAGGTTAGTAAATAATTTACCAGAGCATGTTCGTGGAGATAGTGAGAATAATGTGTTCTTAGAATTTATGGATATGACAGGTCAACAATTTGATGAAGTATGGAGTTATCTAAGACACTTTACAGATATAAACGAAAGAGTAAGTAAAGTTAGTGAGGGTATCTCAAAAGATATTGTACAACAAGTTGCAAAATCAATGGGATTCGATATCAATAGTGGAAATGATTTAGTTATTCTACCTACATTTTTATTGGGTAAAGATATTGATGGTAATGTGGTAAATGAAACACCAAGTGAAACCATTACAGAAGAAATATGGAAACGAATATTAGCAAACCTACCATTCTTCTTAAAAACAAAAGGAACTGCAAGAGCAGTAAAAGGATTAATGAATTGTTATGGTATACCAAGTTCACTATTAAGAATTCGTGAGTATGGTGGACCAGACCCAACAGGTAATGATAGAGTAAATTATGAAGTAAAAAGAAAGTTTACTTATGCGTTAGATTTTAAATCAAGTGAGTATTTAAAAGCACTTTGGAAAGATGACCCAACAAGTGGTATCAAACCAGAAACAATTGAATTTAGATTTAGAAGTCCTATTTCTAAAAATCAAGTTATTGTTGAATCAGAAGATAAGTGGGCAATAGAATTAACGGATAACGGTGATACCGATGATAAAGGTAGATTACAATTTAGTATTAGTGGAAGTGGTGCAACTACATTTATAACATCTTCTGAATTACCATTTTATAATGATGATATGTGGAGTGTGATGTTAACAAGAAAATCTTCAAGTGGAGTAGATTTAACAGCAGATACCGCAACTCAAGATATTACATATGAATTAACTACTAAACAATATGATGCATCAAGACAGGTAGTGGTGTATTCTGATTCATCAAGTATATCAACAGGTACTTCTGCAATCAATACTGCATTTGTTGCTGATACTGATTTGTATATTGGTGGACATAATGATAAGTTTCATAAAACAAGATTTAGTGGTTCTATGATGGAGTTCAGATTATGGAGTGAACCATTATCACAAAGTGTATTTGATAATCATGTAAGAGCACCAAAGGCATACAATGGAAATCATTCGGGTTCATCTTATGATAATTTAGTATTTAGATTACCATTAAATGATAATGTAAATTTAAACTCATCACCAAATGCAAATGATGATAAATCTGCACAAAGTTTATATCACAATAGTGCAAGTGCAGTTGGGTTTGCAGGTAATTCATATAGAAGTTTAGTAGATTTAGAACAATTGAAAGTTCCTAACATTGGCCCATCAAGAAGAAACGCAACCAAGATACGATTAGAGGGTACAAGTTTAACTGGTCCATTATCTTCAAATGCTCGTAGAGAGAAATCATCACAAGATTTTGCACCAATAGATAGTAACAAACTCGGTGTTTACTTTTCACCTGTAGATGTTATTAATGAAGATATCATGTATTCAGTTGCAGATTTAAATGTTGATGATGAGATTGGAGACCCAAGAGATTTATATAAACCAAAGTATCGTGGATTAGAAAAGAAACAAAGAGATTACTTTAAAAAATACAAAAACTCTAATAACTTTTGGGATTACATGAGATTGATAAACTTCTATGATAAGAGTTTATGGACACAGATTAAAAAATTATTACCTGCTCGTGCTAACTCTACTGTAGGTATATTAATAGAACCAAATATTTTAGAAAGACATAAGGAAATAGTTGGAAAGAAACCAGATTTTGAAACACCATATTTTGAAAACGCAGACCACTTCGGTGATGGGTTACAATTAACAAGTAGATTAAGTAGTTCTTATGACCCAGTACCATTTCGTTTTCAAGGTGAGTTTCCAACATATGGAAGAGCACCACAAACAACAAACAATGATGGTGTTGTAAATATTCATAATTTAGAAAGTGGTTCACTTGGAATGTTAGGATTACCTACATTAGTAAGAATAGACCAAATAGACCCAAGAAGTGAATTTGGTAATTTATATGCAACTGCAAGTATTACCTTTGGTGGTATTACTTCAGATTTTACAGATTTAGTACAAGTTTTCGTAAGTAGTTCAAGAGAGAGTGAACACAACGAAGAGAGAATGCCGTTCTATACAAGTTCGTTAAGTGTCTCTACAACAAATGGATATGGTAATAATCCAAGATATATTAAAAATGGAAATTATCAATATAGTAGTTCATTTGTTGCATCAGAACACCAAAGTATAGCATACGATACTACATTGTTTAGGGCATTTTATCAAGGACAAACATTAACAAAAGACAATACTATAGATGGAAAAGAGCCAGTAGAAGTAACTGTCACATCACCAACCAGATTGGTAACACAAGATTCTGGTGAATCCAAACTAAAAGTGGATTAAAAAGTGAGTGATGTTATATTTATATATGAACTCAAACATCTTAGTTCAAATCAATAGGAGTAAAAAATGGGATTTTTAAATAATACAAGCGTAACGGTAGATGCTGTATTAACCAAAAAAGGTCGAGAGTTATTAGCAAGAGGACAAGATGAGTTTAAAATCACAAAGTTCGCACTTGCAGATGACGAGGTTGATTACAGATTATGGGACACCGCTCATCCTAATGGTTCAAATTATTATGGTAGTGTTATCGAGAACATGCCAATATTAGAATCATTTGTAGATGAAAACCAAATAATGAGATTTAAATTAGTATCTCTACCAAAGAATACAGCAAAACTTCCAATATTGGAAGTACCATCACCAACATTGGTGTTTAATGGTCCAGGCGTAACACAAGTTGTTTCACCTAATACAAGAAATGGTAGTGATTCTGAAGCAGGATATAGTTTTACATTACATGATGCTACAATTGCAAACTTAACACCAGTTGTACAGAAGAAAACTATTAAAAGAAAAAAGAAACGAAGACCGTTTCCTGCATTATCTGCTGCTGATATCGAAAGAAATCCAGCACTACTACAAATCCAAAAAGAACTTGAGGATGATTTAGTAGATATAGCAGTAAATGTTGGTGCTACTACACCAGTATTTTTGAACGAAGAAGAAAGAAAGCGTTCAATCACAATACAAGGTGAGTCAGTAAATCTAGTCTCTCGTTCTGTAACTGCTGATACTTCAACCAATTTAACAGTAACAGGTCTATCTACTGGAGCAACATTTAATGTCGCAGTAACCATTAAGGCAGACCCAAGTACATTATAAGGAGTAGAAGATGTCAGTATTTACAACATTCGATTTTGAAAATGATGTAGTTGAAAATCAGAAGGTAAAGGTATCAAGTGGTATCTTTAGTGGTGGAACAGGTACACTAACTTCGTTTTTCACTCAATCAGCACAAACCGCAACAGGTTCCTTTTATTCAGTTTATCACCAAGACCCAGATGATGCAGATTTTGCAGCAACAGCCGAAGTCCAATTTGATATTGGTTTTGCCCATTTCTTCGGTAGTGGTTCTGCTGGTAACAAATTAGCAACCAAAGGTGGTACAAATGGTAACAGAGAAACAGCAGCAAATTACAGACAATTTGCAAATGTTCTTTTACCACCTGGAACTGAGAAGTTTACTTTCACAAGTGCACCAAGTGAATCAAATGCATTTTATTTTGTTGCATTCAATCGTGCTCGTATGAGAGAAAAGATTGACCCAGGTAATTGGGAACTAAGACTTGGTAACGGAAAATTTATTGACGATAGTGGAGCAACAACAAATCCAACAGTCAATGAGGGTGGAAGAGTATTTAATATTGTTAGTGGTTCACTTGAGACAGGAACTGGAGTGATTAATACAGCTGCAGCATCACAACAAGGTGGTGGAATCGGATTATTTTATCCAGATTTAGGAATTGCATTATTTAATGCATCTCAAATAGATTCCGGTAGTGTAGTTGGAATTAATAGTGGATACAACGATGATGCATTTGCAGATAATGGTGGAAAATTCTTCCAAAAGATTTCAGATGGTCAGTTGTTCCAAGTTCGTAGAGAAGAAGAGATTAGTTCTACTAATTATTTCTGTAGGGTAACTAACAAGAAATATAACTTTAGTGCAAATCCAACATTCTTTACTGGTTCAGATGGTGCTCTTACTAATGCAACATTCTTCAAAGACCCTAAAGTGTATATTACACAAGTTGGTCTTTACAATGATAACAATGAATTGTTAGCAGTTGCTAAATTAAGTAAACCTATTCTCAAATCATACTCAAGGGAAGCTATTATAAAAGTCAAACTTGATTTCTAAGGGTAAACGATGTTAAAAACCATTGACCCATCAGATAAGTCAATAAGACCTTTTAAGGCACACAAAAATTTCACTCTCACTAATAACGATAGTGGGAGTGGACATTTTGTTCTTCGTGCTGTAAGTGGTTCTACATATAACTTTGTAACAGGTAGTGCACATTCACAATCAATTGGTGATTACATTCCATCTGCCAGTGTATTTAGACATGGTACTTTCTATGATATTCCAAATTACTTTATGGTTAAAAACATTTATTATGAAAATGGTGACCCATATCGTACATATGGAAAGATAATAAACAATAAAAGAGAACTTCATGGTGAGGCGAGATTGTTTAGTATACCAAGAGAGTTATTTGGTGAAGAAGTAAAACCAGGTAGTGTGGAATTAGAAGTTACTACAGGTGGAGTTACATATGATTTGCGTGATGATAGTGATGGAAATATTTATGATTTTGCACATTCTGCTAGCTATGCTGCTTATAAATCAAGTTCATTTGATAGAACACAAGGAGTACAATCAAATGGAAGTGGTTCACAAGTTGGTAATATATTCTACGAACATGGAGTTATCGTATTAACAGATACAGGTTCGTTAGTAAATGCAGGAGCAAAAAGAAGTGGAAGTGTAGGTACACTTTACGAAGGTCATAATTTAAAATATAAAGCAACAAGAACAATATACGAGTATGAATATACAATTACTTTAGAACCAAATGAATTTAACCTAAGTACTAACAGAACAACCACAGAAGGTTTGAGTGGTAGTTTAGGTATTGCTGCGGGTACTAAAGATATTTATAAATTCTTACCACCAGGTGACCAACCAACAAATGGTACTGGTAGTTTTAAAGAATTTTACAATCCAACAACAGAACTGCAAGGGTTCGTATCTCATTCGGAATTTAAACCATATTTAACGAGTGTTGGATTATACAATGATAATAATGAATTGTTAGTGGTTGGTAAATTAGCACAACCTGTAAAACTAAAACAAGATTCACCATTATCAGTTGTAGTCAGATTTGATGTGTAACACATAATTATTTTTATATATATTATATTTATTATTGAACTAAATTAAGGCTACACCATACCTGCCACAGTTCAGCAGGACGATTATAAACAACATATAAAGGAAAATACTCATGAAGAGGATTTTAAATTGGCTCTTGTTATTGGGCTTTGTCGGGATGGCCACCGCCCAAGAACCAATCATAAGGGTTAAACAAATAGGTACATGGTCTACACCAGCGATGTGGTGGAAAGGCTCGGTTACACAAGATTTAGATGACTTCTTGGCACAAGATGCAACTAAACCAGCTGAAGATAACAATAACTTCGATATTTGGAGAGATAAAGTATTGGAGATGGAAGTTACTTTGGATGATAAAGGTGCAGATGTTACAACATTCAGAATAGATATTGCATTTGATAATGATTTAATTACTTGGGTAGAATCAGGTGAAACTTCAGTTAACGCTTGGAGTCAAGGTGAATCACGAGTAATCAAAGGTTCACATATTTCAGGTTGGACTGAGGGTGATGAAAGTTCAAATGCAGATTATTCATTTGAAGTAGTTCATTATCAAAATGTAGGATATC